CAGAGGCTTTGCAGGGCTTTCACTCGCCCAATATGTTGTTCTTGATTGACGAGGCTTCGGGTGTTGATGATTTAATATTTGAAGTTGGTGAGGGTGCTATGTCTACGAAGGGTGCTAAGACAGTTATGACTGGCAACCCGACACGCACGAGTGGTTATTTCTACGAGGCATTTAATAAGATGGCAGAGCGTTGGTCTACGATGAAGGTAGCATCGTCTGACAGTACGCAGGTGTCTGATGGTTTTATTGAGGATATGAAGCTCAAATATGGTGATGAGAGCAATATATTTAGGGTGCGTGTGTTGGGTGAGTGGCCTGAAGCGGATGATGATGTTGTCATTCCTATGCACTTGGCAGAGGCTGCTGTGAGGCGTGAGCAGGAGGCTGCGGAGACAACTCCTGTTGTTTGGGGGCTTGATGTTGCTAGGTTTGGCAGTGACAAAACAGCCCTTTGCAAACGCAAGGGAAATGTCGTAACAGAACCTATCAAGACTTGGCGGAACAAGGACTTGATGGAAGTATGTGGGATAATTTTAAATGAATATGAAACGACTAGTTGGAGCGATAGACCAGTTGAGATATTGGTTGACAGCATCGGTCTGGGTGCTGGTGTGGTTGACAGGCTTATTGAGCTTGACCTCCCTTGCAGGGGTATCAACGTAGCGGAGAGTTCATCTATGAGTGACAAGTATAGTCGCTTGAGAGATGAGTTGTGGTTTGCGGCAAAGGAATGGTTAGAGGATAGGGATTGTTCTCTGCCAGATGATGATGAATTGGTTTCTGACCTTTGCAAGCCTCGCTTTAAGTTTACATCCAATGGGAAATTAAAAGTTGAGTCGAAGGACGAGATGAAACGGCGTGGCTTGAACAGCCCCGATGTTGCAGATGCCCTTTGCCTAACTTTCGGTTCTCGTGCTAGTCTTGCAAAAAGCGGTTCACGTTATCGCTGGAACAGCACTTTAGATTATGATTCTTCGGGTTGGATTGTGTAATGGAAAATGAAGGTTTTGAGTTTATTGACGGAGATGACTTTCAGGCTGTTGCTGACACTCTTGAGGATTTAGTTGATTCTGGTAGTGAGTGGTCTAATCTTTTGGATGTTTGCCTTCTTGCTTCTGCTTACTGCGCCCAACAGGATGGCATGACGACTGATGAATATTTGCAGATTATTTCCAGTGTGCGTGTTTCCCCTGAAGGCATTTACGGAGAGGCTTGATGGCTAAGATGATGGTGAACACTCACCGCCCGATGACAAAGGTGAGGCGTAGGCATAAGAAACGTGGCTTGCATATTCGTAAGAAGTTGGGGCCACGGCATCACATGAGGGTTAATTGATGGTATCCTTGCTTGACATGATTGGTGACATTAGTAGGCAGCGTTCTCAAGCTGCTGCTGGTGCTGGCGGTCTTTTGGTTGATACAAGTGGCAATCTTTATGAGTTCTCCAGAGATAACCCTGAAAGTGTTGGGCTGCTTGCTGGTCAGTTTGTGCCTGGCGCGGGTACAGCAGACTTTAAGGGTAAATACCGCGACCCGTTTAACCCATCAAAGTTTCTTCCAAGTGCTGGGCAGAATATTGCACAGGGTAATTATCTGGCTGCCCTGTTCCAGAGTTTGGGTTTGCTAGGTGATGTCTTGTATGGTGCTGGTGCAGCCACAGGTGTTGGAGCTATACCAGGCGCGGTATTATCTGCCCCAAGAGCCGCACAATTACTATCAGATTCCAAGCCATTTACAAGAGAGCTACCAAGACCTCAGACTGAAAAAGAACTTGAGACACTCGCAAGATACTCTGCAAGAAACATAAAAGACCCGACGGAAATTACTGACCCCATACTAGCCTCCAGACCTATATTTGAATCTTCAAACCCAATGATTGATAGAGTTGTTTTAGACCCGACCTCACTTCTTGGCAGTGGTGGTATTAATCTACCTGGCGACAGAACTGAGGCAGGTCTGCGCTTGCTTGGTGTAAATGACGAGATGTTTGATATTCCAGTTAACGAAAGAGGTGGCATGGGCTTCATGCAAGAGACGGGCGAGGCTTGGGCATCTGCTGAAAACGTAATAAACTCAATGATAAAAAATGCGTCTGAGTTTCCAGAAGGGCAAAGAGTTTTGGGTTTGTTTGGGGCAATGGGGCCACGTTCAAGCAACTTCTCAGATATGGTTGCCAATACTTTAGTTGAGAGAACAAAGCTGGCGGTTAAGGGTGGAGACTTAGATGCCAAAGACATCGAGGCTTTTGATGATGCCATAAGGTCGGGTGTTGGTTTGGATAAAAAGCCGAAAACTGATGAACCTTACAAGTACCCTGAGTGGCCTGGCATCCTTGACCCTAAAGCTAGGGAGGCACTTGAGGCAGATGGTCAACTGCGTATACAGCTTACAAAGTTGATGGAAAAGCAATCAAACAGAAACAAAGGCTTCCCTGACGTTGCTGAAACAAGGGCCATCACAACAGAACCAGAGCTTCTATATATTGACCCTGATTTACCTTTATACGGCATGAATATTGCGGAAATAGATAGGGCAAATCCTCTTATCGCGCCAGATATGGCTGCTATGCCCCACCCTGCGTATGCCGCCCAATTGAGAGGTAATTATCTTGGCAGCCTGAGAACACCACTGCCTATAAATGTCGCCTTCCCTGATTATGTTAGGGGTCGGCGCGAACTAGGCAAAAGTATGGCTGGAGATAGAAGGTCTTCTGAAATCAGCAGTATAAGCCAGTCCTTTGATGAGAATTGGGTAGAGAATGCCTTGAATTTTGAGGACTTGGTAAAACGGATTGGGATGGAAGAGTACGCTGCAAAATACATGCGTGGCGAAATAGAATAGGGAAATTATTTATGGCTATTACATATAGAGGTGAGAGATTTTCTGGCTATAATAAGCCCAAGAGAACACCAGGCAAAAACAAGAAGTTTGCTGTGCTGGCAAAAGAGGGTGAGAATGTTAAGTTGGTTCGCTTTGGCGACCCCAACATGACTATTAAGAAAAACATTCCTGCAAGAAGGAAGAGCTTTCGCGCTCGTCACAAATGTGATGAGAAAAAATCTAAACTCACGGCTGGTTACTGGTCGTGCAAGAAATGGTAGGAGTTTACTATGTACGGAAAAGATTATGGTAAGAAGAAAACCAAGAAAAAAAATAAGAAGAAAAAGGGTAAGAAGTAATGGCTAAAGGTGTTCCACATTATTTTCGTGATGGCACGAAACACGCTGGCGGTATGCACAAGATGCCCAATGGAGAAATCCATAGTGGTGCTAGGCACACTGGTAGCAGTAAGAAACTTTTTCATTTTTCTGAATTGTCAAATACCGCTAAGAAAAAGGCGAGAAAAAAAGTATGACAGAGCAGGTGTATTTTCAAACTGTTTACAGGCGCAATCGTGCGCTTGAGAAAGCTCAAGAGCTTATCAAAGCTGAAGAGGTTGCTAAGTTGCAACAAGAAGCACCAAAGAAACGTGGTCGTCCAAAACGGAAGGAAAAGAGATGATTTGTCCTCATTGTGGTCATCCAAACCCAAATGGTTATCAAGGTCTTTGCAAGTCTTGCAGAAAGCCTCTTGATGTACAGCCTACAACTGTGGCAAAAAAGTCACAGGAAGTTGAAGCTCAAGAAGTTGTGAAGAAGTCTGTAAAGAAGGTTGGCGTTAAAAAGACGACCAAGAAAACAAATGGCAAAGATAAGTGATATTGAATTTCAGGCTATTGTTCGCAACGAGATTGAGCAAGCTCTAGGTTATTACGACACTGAGTTTTCTCAAGACCGCATTGATGCGATGGATTACTACTTGGGTGAGCCTTTCGGTAACGAACAGGCTGACAGGTCACAGGTAGTTAGCACTGAAGTTTCAGATACGATTGAACACATCATGCCTAATCTGATGCGTATATTTGCGTCATCAGATGAGTATGTGAAGTTTATGCCCAAAGGCCCAGAGGATGTTGCTGCTGCCGAGCAAGCCAGTGACTACTGCAACTGGATTATTAACAATGATAATCGTGGCTTTGAAATCATGCACAACTGGTTCAAGGATGCGTTGCTGCAAAAGATGGGTGTGGTTAAATATTATTGGGATGAGACTGCTGAAATGCAGACCGAAGAATATAGCGGTTTAAATGAGCAGGAACTTACCATTATTGTTTCTGACCCTAATGTCGAGATTGTGTCTCAAGAAGAGCGTGAGGTTGGTGAGGAGATGGAGATGCCTGATGGCATGGTCATCCCAGCCCCCATTGCTTATGATATTAAGGTGCGCCGTACAAATGTGTTTGGTCGTGTTGTCGTTGAGAATGTCCCGCCAGAGGAGTTTTTGATTGGCAAACGTGCAAAGTCAATTGAAGACGCTGACTTTGTTGCTCACCGCACAACCATGACTGTTAGTGATTTGGTGGAGATGGGTTATGACAGAGATGAAGTTGAAGAATACGCAGGATTCACAGACATTGAAATCTCAGAAGAACGAACCAGCAGGTTTGAAGACCTTGAGACTAACTCTGACTTCGACAGCCTCGACCCGACCATGCGCGAAGTCTTGGTTGTTGAATCTTATATCCGCACTGATTATGACGGCGATGGCATTGCTGAGTTTCGGCGTGTTTTAACTATTGGTGAAGGTCATCATATTCTTGAGAATGAAGAATTTGACCACATTCCATTTTCTATATTATCACCAATCTTGATGCCACACAGAGCTATTGGTCGTTCTGTTGCCGAGCTTGTGATGGATGTGCAATTGATTAAGTCAACTTTGATGCGTCAGTTGCTTGATAATATCTACAACACAAACAATGCCCGTGTGATTGCTGTTGAGGGTCAAGTTAATCTTGATGACTTGTTGACCAACAGACCAGGCGGTATCGTCAGAACTCGTGCGCCAGGAATGGTGCAACCCTTGCAAGTTCCTGAAGTATCTCGCTCTGTATTTCCTGCACTGGAATATATGGACAGAGTTAAGGAACAGCGTACAGGTGTAAGTCGTCAGTCTATGGGCTTGGATGCTGATGCATTGCAGTCAACAACGGCTACGGCTGTTGCTGCCATGACATCTGCTAGTCAGGGTAAGATTGAGATGATTGCTCGTGTCTTTGCT